TGTTCTGGTGCCTGCCTGCGGAGGGCGGGGCGGCGGATCATAACGCGATCAATGACGCTTATTACGCTTACCTGCGGGCGAGCAGGGGGTGGAAGGAGGGCGGCCATGAGTGAGCAGGCGCCGACTTATGGGGAGCAGATCATCACGCATGGCGTGGTGCTGGCCGTGAAGTTGCCCGTGCCGCTCAACCGCATGGGCCGCTATCTGCGCGGGTGGTCGAAAGACGCGCGCATGGAAAAGCGCGGCGGCTACTTGGTGGTTATCGAGCCGGAGGAGCAGCCATGAGCGAGTGGATACCCGCCGAGAAGGAACTGCCGGGCAACCCGCGTTGCGTGCTGGCGACTGATGGCGAGGCGCATTACATCGCGTGCTTTGAAGCGGGCACGAAGACATCGGCCGCGTTTTTTGCCCGATGGTTCAACGCCCACACATCCGACGAAATCGACAGCCATGTGACGCATTGGATGGAACTGCCGGAGGTGCCCGCCGTATGAGCCCGTCGATCCGCCCCAGCAAAAACCCGAACCATCACTTGTGGCTCAACAACGGGTCGTGGTGGCTGAATGTCACGGAGCACCGGGACGATTACACGAAGCATCGCATCCGCCGGCCGCTGGGCACGAAGGACGCGAACCAGGCGCGGCGGTTGCGGGATGAGTTGATGAGCAACTGGAATCGGAAGGAGGCGGCGTGAGCCAGCAACTCGAACTACTGCCCGCACACCCGGACGAGCGCCTGTTCCCTTACTGGCGCAGGCGGTTGGCCGATTGGCCTCGGCAGGTCTTTCTTTACCGAAATATGCCGGAAACGACCGGCTGGTCGATGGCTACACAAATGATGTGCTTTGCCCGCTGGCTGTTTCAAGCGGGCCAGATGAGCCGGGCAGAGTTTCGGCGCTGGTGGCGGTTCGATCGGGCGGTCATTCGGAGGGATTCATGGTGACCGACAGCAAATTCCTCGCTTGGTGCCGCAACCCGAACAAGCGCAAGCGCGTGGCCGCCAGCCTGCACACCCAGATTTATGCCTGGGCGTGCATGCTGCGGGATGACGGGGTGGCGCACCCTCGGGCCTACCGCATCATCCGCAAAATGGTGGACGTGGCGCGGCAGCGCAATGAGCGGTTCACGCCGGATCGTGAGATCCTGTCGGCCATCCAATATGCCTACGAGGTGACGCCGAGCACGGGCACGGCGCGGGTGAGGCCGTGGCCGGTGCCGAACAAGACCTTGCAGGCGGAATGCCGCAGGCTGTCCAAGCGGCGGGAGTGGTCGCTGGAGCGGCTGCGGGAGGCTTCGGTGGTGGATGCCGCGGAGATGGAGAAGACCGCGCCTGAGTGGTTTCTGGGCTCATTGCTGGGCGGCAAGGTGGCTTTGGTGTGCGTCGGGCTGGGTGTGGCGAAGTTTGAGACGGCACCGATGGACACATTTCTCGGCCAACTGCGGATGTGGGAATTCGTCGTGCCGAACGCTATGTCGGCGCTCGAGGGCAAGCGAAAGAGCGACGGGGAGCTTTCCGCGCATACCTTGGACAACACCGGGCCGAGGCAGAATATCGTCGTGGAGTTCGATGACGGTTCATCGTTGGACGAGCAGGCGGCGCGGCATATCTGGCTCTCGGAGTTTCGGAAGCTGCAAATGGTGGTCTTCTCGGGGTCCAAGTCGCTGCACGGCTGGTATAAGGCCACAGACGAGGCCGAGGATCGGAAATTTATGGACGAGGCGGTGCGTCTGGGCGGCGACCCGAAGACGTGGCTGAAAAGCCAGTTTGTGCGGATGCCGAACGGGCAACGGGAGAACGGGACCATTCAACGGGTGGAGTTTTTCGATGCGTGATTTAACCGGAACACAACAGGCCGGCTTTGAGGAGTTCCATGCGACCAAGCACATGGAGGCCGAGGGCATTGCGCCGGCCAATGTCCACAAGCTCGAGGTGGCCGATGACCCGCCGGAGTCGGATGCGTTGCCGCCGTGGCTGAAGGGCAACGAGCTTTTCGCGCTGAAGGCGCAGACTCCGGGGCTGCTCATTGCCGGGCCGGATGGGACGGAGGAGGGGGCTATTTTGCGGCAGAAGCGCAAGCTGGTCATCGGCGGTTCGTCCAAGATGGGCAAGACGTGGACGCTGCTCGATCTGGCGCTGGCCGTGGCCTCGGGGGGCTATTGGCTCGGCAAGTTCAAGTGCGAGCAGGGGGCGGTGCTCTATGTGAACCTCGAGCTCGATGGCTCGACGGCCGCGCGCCGCGCCGAGTGGATCGCCACGTTTCGCGGGATCGCGGAGGATGACCGACTGCCGGCCGAGGTGCATGAGCGGTTCCTGACGTGGAATCTGCGGGGCAAGTGCTACGACCTGACGATCATGCTGTCGGCGGCGCGCAAACGCCTGGCAGAAGTGCCGGGCGGGTTGCGGCTGATCGTGCTGGACCCGATCTACAAGACCTACGGCGGGCGGGACGAGAACGCGGCCGGCGACATGGCCGGTCTCATGCTCGAGCTCGAGCAGTTTGCCGACGAGTGCGGGGCGGCGATTGCCTTTGCCGCGCACTTCAGCAAGGGCAACCAGGCGGGCAAGGAGGCGATGGATCGGATCTCGGGCAGCGGGGTCATGGCGCGCGACCCGGATGCCATCGTGACTTTCACGCCGCACGAGGAGGAGAATTGCTTTGTGCTGGAGGCGAGCCTTCGGGAGTTCGCGCCGATCCCGTCCACGGTTTTTGAGTGGGCCGCCCCGGTGCTCAATCCGCGCGATGAGCTCGACCCGGGCAAGCTGCGGCAGGCCGGCAAGATGGCTATCACCAAGGCTCCTCAGCGGGCTGAGGCAGTGCGGGTGGCGTTGGAGGCCAATGGCGGGCATCTACCTGGACGGTCGGCGCTGACGGCGGCGATCAAACAGTCAGGAAGTTTCCCCGATAATGCGGCCATCGCGGCATGGAAAAAGTGCCTCAAAGATCACCCGCAGGCACTGGCCGATGTGGGGGTGGAAATTGTGAAAATTGGCGATGGGAAGGACACACTTTGGCGGCTGAAAACAGCCGATAGAAAGCCCTCAAATGACCCTTTTTGAACCCTTAGACCCACCCCATACGACCCTTATAGGTAAAAGTATGGGGTATGGGGTTCCCGAAAGACCAAGGACGGACGTGCCTTACGTCCCGTCCGCCCAAGGTCTGTAGGGCGGAACCCAAATTGACCAATAGAACATGAGAAAAAGAAAAATCAGACTGGCCGAACTACGAAGCGGCCTACCCGTATTGAACAACGGCCATCCGGCCGAATGGCTGGTTGAGGCCGTGGGCCAAGAGGCTGCTGATGCGGCTGTTCTTTTTGATGCCAAGTCGGTTGAGACTTGGCCTGATGGGGTGGTGCTGCGGTTGGCGGAAGGGAGGGCGGCGTGAGGAAGTGGGAGGCGTGCCTGTGGAAGCGGGGTTACGCGACCGAGGCGGAAGCGCAAGAGAAAGGCAAGGAGGTCTATTTCTGCGTTTACTGCGGAAAATTCCACCGACGTTCGCCGCTATCTGAAAAGATGGGGCACCTGCAATGGCGGCATAGCAACGAATTTATGAAAAACGTAATGAGGAAACGGAGGCTGGCATGATGAATTTTGACAAACAAGACGCGCACAGGTTGGACATCGCGGCCTATCACCACGGCGACCCGCTTGACGGGCAACATTGCGAGCCAGAGCTACCGAAGGATGCTCCGGAAGACTTGTGCCTGGATCACCTGTGCAACGCACGGGCGCAGATGGCCGAGCACATCGAGAAGCTGGCGCGTGGAGCGGCACCGATGCCGGCCGTAATGTCGTATTTGCAAGGCGTTATCCGCGAATGTGTTAAAGCAGGAGTAGCGGAATGGATGGAGCAGGAGAATGACCCATCCACGTTTAAGGGCGACGAAGCGGTCATCAAGCTGCTCGATGTGGTTATGGGCACGATGCTGGGAGACGGGGGCATGGTGCGAATATCGGCCCGGCAGGTGAAATTTCGGGCAGAGGTCATTTTGTTTATTCTCCAAAAGACACCGAAGACGCTGACGCAAATTGCCGCAGAGCATGGTTACACCAAGGCCAATGCTTCGGCTATCGCCAAGCAATATCAGCGCAAATACGACCTTAGAAAGTCGCGTGGCATGAAGTCAGATGCCGCTGTGGAAGTTTACCGTGAGCGCGCCAAGCGGGTTCACAAAGAGAGAAAACAACAACAAACCATATGCAAAACCAAATCGAAGTTCAACAGTTATTGGAGTTAGACGTTCAGACGCTTGAAACGCTGGATCAGTGTTCTGAGGCGCTAAATCACGTTTCTGCTCAGGCAGACAAATACGCCGAACAAGCAGTTAGCGCCGGGAAGTCTGCAATAGGCTATGCTTTGAAAGGTGGAAGCATTTGTTTGCGTGCTAAAGAAATTGCAGATCACGGTCAGTTTTTGCCTTGGATGAATGAGCAAGCAGAAAAATGCGGAAGAAGTATTGAAACTCTTTACCGATGGATGCGTATGGCAAAGTTGTCATTAATGACAAATTTGATGGCATCGCCAGGCGTTAAGGGCTTAACAGACGCATACATTGCCACTGGAATTTTACCAGAACCCGAACCCAAACGGGACAACGGCGAGACACAAGACAAAGCCAAGCTCCCTTGGTCCCCGCTTAAGTTCAGCACGCGCATTGACGATTGGACGAAAGAAGCTGCGCTCGATTGGCTTTACGAATACGACCGCGCAGGGCAGTGGGCGAGGGCGCTTCGCATGGAGTTTGGGCTTACATGACCCCGCCCCCCGGTAAGGAGTCTCCTCAAACCGTTGGGGAAGCGGTGTTTGGGCGTCATTTGGTGTGAATCGGAGCGTTTCCTTATTCCTTGACAGGGAAACAGAGGAAACATGGCACTCACGCACAGGGCAATGGCCGCAGCCATCGGGCTGACGCCAGGACAAGTTTGCAAGCTCGCCAAAAAAGGGATGCCGCTGACCTCCGCAGAGGAGGCGGCGGCGTGGCGCCAGCGCCACATCGGCGGCAAGCCGGCTGCACGGCCCAAGGTGTCACGCCCGAAGCCTCAAGATGTGGACGAGGCCAAGGTCGAGGAGTTGGCCGACCTGCCATTTGAGCAGATCACCAACACCGAGAATTGCCGCCACGCATTGCAAGAAAGCCGGGACGCGCGGCGCTTTGCGTGGAAGAAGGTCAAAGACCTCGATGCCGAGGGGGCGCTGGAAGACTCGCGCAAGTGGATGCAGACGCACCAGCAGATGCTTTTGCGCCAAAGCAACCTTGAGGAGCAGTTTCGCAACCTGATCGAACGCGATGGCGTGACCATCTCTTACCCCGAGGCCGAGCACCGATACCGTGCCTATCTCCAAGACGTTCGCGCCATCTGCATGGCTATGCCCGCCGCAATGGCGGCAAAGGTAAACCCATCCGACCCGCCGCACGCGCAGAAGATGCTGGAAGAATGGCGCAACGACGTTCTCTTCAAGACCCTTAACGCCAAAGGCGCATGACGCTGCTCGACAAGCTGGAGCGGTCAATGGCCGACGTGTTCAGCCCGCCAGACGAGCGCAAGGTCTGGGAGTGGGCGCAGGACGAAATTGTGCTGACTCGCCGGCAGACCGAAAGCATCGGGCCGTATTCGACCCTGCTGACTCCTTACGTCCGCGAGCCGCTGGAGTCGTTCAGTGATCCTCGCACAACCGACCTTGTGCTTTGTTTCGGGACTCAGACCAGCAAGACCACGATTTTAATGATCGGAGCCGCGTGGCGCATGGCTAACGATCCGGCGCCGACCATCTGGGTCATGCCATCCGAGCACATGGCAAGATCGTTTTCGGAAAACAGATGGCAACCGATGGTGGAGGACTGCGGCGTGCTGCGCGAACTCAAGCCAACCAACCCGCACCGCTTCAAAGCTCTGGAGCAGCAGTTCCGAGACGCCACCCTGACCTTCATCGGCTCCAACAGTCCGGCCAACTTGGCAAGCCGCCCGGCGGGTCTGCTGATCATGGACGAGACGGACAAGTTTGCGCCGGCCACCGACCGCGAATCTTCTGCTGTGGCTCTGGCTGAAAACCGGACCAAGTCCTACACCAACGCCCTGCGCGTTAAGGCGAGCACGCCAACCACCCCCGACGGCGAAATCTGGACCGCGTTCCTTGCCGGGGACCAGAGGTATTATTTTGTCCCATGTCCACACTGCGGCGAGAAACAGCAGTTGGAGTTCCCGCAAGTGAAATGGGACAAAGAGGCCAAGCTCGACGGCAAGTGGAACGAGGACGCCGTGCGATCTTCGGCCTACTACGAGTGCGCGCATTGCCAGGGCAAAATCACCGACGGGCACAAGACGAGGATGCTGCGCGAGGGGGAATGGCGGGCGACCAATCTTGCTGCCTCGGCAGGGCGCCGCAGTTACCACCTCAACTCACTCTACGCCCCGTGGCGATCATGCGGCTTTGGCGAACTAGCCGTCAAGTTTCTGCAAGGCAAGGACACGCCCGCCGACCTGCAAGACTTCAACAACTCGACGCTCGCTATCCCCTACGCGCCGATTGACGTGAACGTGCGCGAGGACAAGGTGCGCGAGTGCCGCGACCCGTATTGCTCGTGGCAGCAGATCCCCCCGCATTGCCAAGGAGACAACCTTGCCTACCTGTTCCTCGGCGCGGACCCCGGCCAGCAGCAAACGCATTGGGTCGTATCTGCCGTGAGCACGACGGGCGAGATCACGCCGATTGACTGCGGCACCGTGCTTTCGCCCGAAGACCTTGTTCAATTTGTGCAGGAGGACAACCCGGCGCGGCTGGCCTACAAAGACGCGGCAGGCAACACGGTTCACATCACGCGAGGGTTGGTGGACTCCGGCTATCTGACCGAGCGGGTTTACAATGTCTGCTACTCGACGGCCCCGGTGCTGTGGCCGAGCAAGGGAAGCGAGGCCGCGTTCGGCAAAGATCCGGTGCGCTACACCCGCCTGCAATCGCCCGCAGGACTTGGGCTCTACACCTACATTGACCACGAGATCAAAACGGAGTTCTACGACTGGAAGATCAACCGCCGCCGCGCGCCGTTGTTTCGGTTGCCGATGGACGCGCCCGAATCGCTCATCGCCGGATTGAGCGGCCAGCAACTTATCACCAAGCGCACGGTAGCCGGGACATCGCAGGCGTGGAAGAAACTGCCAAATGACCACTACGGCGATTGCTGCAAGTTGGCCGTGGTCGGTTGGCAAGTGCTCAAAGACCATTTTATCGGCCAACCAGAACCTTTGACAGCAGACGCCCAAGCATGACCTCCGAGTTGGCCGGCATCCGAAAATTCCTCAAACGCACCAAGACTCTGGCGCAGTTGCAGGAAATGGCGACGGCACTTTTTGCCATTGCCGACAGCGAGGTGGTCATCACTTCGACAGGGTTTGAAGGCGGCAGCGCCAGCGGCCAAGCCCGCAAGTATTCCAAGGGCGACATCCTCAACATCGTCGAGGATCTGATCGAAGACCTCGCCCCCTCCGCAGAGCCCGCCAAAGTCCGCAGCGCGGGCATGGTTTACGCCGATTGGTCCGAAGCGCCCGCCCGTCTGTGATTTGACAGACCGCCGCAGGCGTGGCGGAAAATCAAACGAAATCAAAGCGCGGAGGCGCACGCCCCGGAGCCGGTCGCCCGCGCAAGCCCGTTGCCAAGAATGCCGCCTACGAGGCCGGCGAACTTTACCAACCCGGCAGGACGTTCATCTACCTGCCGACCGTCGAGCCGCGCAACGAGCTAACCAACGGCACGCGCATCAACATCATGCGGAAGGCGCGCTGGCTCTACAACAACGTGGGCCTTGCCGCCCGCGCGGTGGACGGTGTGGCGCGCTACGTTTGCGGGACGGGCATCATCCCCGCCGCCCGCACCTCGGACGAGGCATGGAACCGCCAGGCTGAAGAAATGTTTGAGGACACCGTGGGCCGCGAGGCGTTCGGGTTCGACGCCGGGGGGCAGGTCAATTTCTACGAGGCGCAAAGTTTCATCGTGCGCCATGTCGCCATCGACGGCGACTTTTTCGGGCAGTTCATCAAATCCGACAGCGGGCGCGCCTTGGTCCGTTTCATGGGAGCCGAGCAAGTCGGCAACGCCTCCACGCCGCTGGCGCAAGACGAATGGCAAGACGGCGTGCGGACGGATCGTTACGGCAAACCGACGCAATACCGCATCCTTGGCAGCGCCGACGCGCAGCGGTTCACGGATGTTTCCGCCGACGACATCCTGCATTTTCGCCGCCCTGTCCGCATCGGCTACACCCGCAGCCCGTCATGGTTGGCTCGCGCGGCCCTGCACCTGCACGACATGGCCGACATCGTCAGCTACACCAAGCAGACGTTCAAACTGGCGAGCCAACCCGCGTTTATCATCGAGTCGCCGGATGCCATGAACATCGGCATGGGCGCCGCGCTTAAAAAGCAGGACGCCTCCACGGGCTCCGTGACCCTCGACAAACTCTATTCGCAATCCGGCGTGGTGCAGTTGCCGCCCGGCAGCAAGTTGCAGCAGTTCAAAAACGAGCACCCCGGCAACAACTTTCAGCAGTTCCTTGATTTCCTTGCCCGCGATATCTCGTGGGGCATTGGCCTCTCGCCCGAAATGCTGTGGTCGGTGGCCGGGATCGGCGGGGCAAATACGCGCTATGTGCTGGCCGACGCGCAGGTGTTTTTCTCCGAGTTGCAGGATTGGCTCATCAATCAGTTTTGCCGCCGCTACTGGAAGTATTGGGTTTGGTCTGAGATCCAAGCCGGTCGCCTGCCACTGCGCGACGATTGGTGGAGGGTGGATTTTATCCCGCCCGCCCGCGCCACGGTGGACTTTGGCCGCGACACGAAAGCATTGCTGGAAATCGTCCGCACCGGCGCGATGTCCACCCGACGCTTTGCCGAGATGCACGGACTGGACGAGGAGGCCGAGGAAGATGCGGCGATTGCCGCCGCGCTTCGCCGCAAAGAAAAGTGCGAAGCGGCAGGCTTGAGCGTTACCGACGTGTTCCCGCCTGCGCCCGGCTCGCCCATTAACGCGCCAACGCCAGAAGAACCAGAAGCGCCAACGCCGCCGCCTGCCGACGTTTGACACCCGCGAGGGTGCATGGCCCAGAAGTGGTATGCGTTTAAAAACTCTTCCGACAAGAGCGGCGAGGTTGAGCTTTCTATCTACGACGAAATCGGTGCGTTTGGCATCGGCGCAAAAGAGTTCATTGCAGAACTGCGCGAATACAAAGGCCAGCACGTCCACGTCCGCATCAACTCCCCCGGTGGAGAGATCATCGACGGAAGCGCCATTGCCAACGCGCTAAACCGCCACGAAGGCGGAGTCACCGTCCACATCGACGGCCTTGCGGCATCAATGGCGAGCTACATCGCCATGTCGGGGAACCCGACTTACATGAGCGAAAACGCACTGCTCATGATCCACAACCCGTGGACGCTGGCCGCAGGCGAAGCCGAAGACCTCCGCAAGCAAGCCGACCTGCTCGACACCATGAAGGCCACGCTGGTGCGCGGCTACCAGCGCAAGAGTGGGATGCCTGCTGAAGAGATCAGCAAGCTCATGGACGAGGAAACTTGGCTGACCGCTTTGGAAGCCACCGCCCTCGGCTTTGTCGATGCCATCGAAGACGGCATCCCGGCCGCCGCCAGTGCCAAGGATCTCCGCCGCAGATTTGACAGCTTCGCGCAGCGTATGGACGAAAAAAATTCCGTCGCTACCGAAACCGAAGTCGCCGCGCCTGCGGTTGAAGCTGTGGTCGAGGAAGCGCCTGTCGCCGTCGAGGCCGAAGCGCCCGAAGTCAAAGAAGCCCCCGCCGCCGAAGAGGCCGCGCCGGAAGCCAAGGCTGACGATTCCGCCGAGAAGGTCGCCGCGCTGGAAGCCGAGAAGGCCGAGGCCATCGCCCGCGCCGAAGCTGCCGAGGCTGAACTTGCCAAGGTCAAAGAAGCCTTTGCTGCGCTGGAGAAATCCGCGGGCGTTTCCGCCGCTTCCGACACCCCCGCCGTCAAGGCTGAAGCCGCCGACCCCGTCGCGCAGTGGATGGCCGCAGTCGAGGCCAAGGACTACGCGACCGCCAACAAACTTTACGCCGAGCACAAGAAGGCCATCTGGGCCGCTCGCGCCTCACTTTCCAAGGCCACCAGCTAAGGAAAAACCAACAAACAACAAAACCAACCTAATCAACCAAAGATATGGCTAACGTATTCGATTCCGGGCTGGTGGTCGCCACCATCTCGCAACAGGTGCAAACGGTCTTGGCTAATCGCCTCGCCCCTCTTCGCATTTTCACCACTGACTTCTCCAACGAAGTCAAGAAAGCAAAGGACACCATTCAGGTGCCCATCGTCTCGGCAACCAGCGCCACCGCTGTCAACCCGACCAACTTTGAACCCGGCTCCGATGTGACCGTTGGCAAGGCCACCGTCACCTTGGATCACGTGGCTCAGTTCTTCGGCATCAGCCAGAGCGACCTCGCTCTCGGCCACCGCTTGGAGAACCTCATCAAGATCAACGTGGACGCTCTGGCCGACAAGCTCTGGAGCATCGCCATCACGCCGGTCACGACCGTCAACTACGGCGCGGCGGTTGTCACCACGACCACGATCACCCCCGGCAGCGGCCATCTGGCCACCCTGTGGAGCACGATCAGCAAAGCCCCGAACAAGGGACTGGTCGTCACCCCGCAGATCTACTCGGCGCTCATCCCGACCAACGCCGACTTCCTGCCGCTCCAGAACGGTGCCTACGGTTTCGACAGCGGCATCTACTTCGCCAACAGCTTCAGTGGCGCAGTCGCGGGCCTCGACGGCTTCGCCTGCTCGCGCGAAGCGGTGTGCGTTGCCGCCGCCAAGCCGATGATCGACCCTGCGGTTTCCTCGCAGTTCCAGATCAGCGACCAGGTCGTGACCATCGAAGACCTCGGTCTGTCGGTCTACTGGAACGTCTGGGGATCGACCAACAACCGCCAGGTCAACGCCTCCATCGAAGTCATGTTCGGCGCGGCTCCGGGCCTCAAGGACGGCACGATGGCGCTGATCGTCTGAGTCTGTGTGTTCATCCTCCCGGCGGATTGAGTGGCCCGCCGGGAGTTTCCATCTGGGTTTCGACCCGAAGGGTCACGGTTCCACTCGCCGTGGCCCTTTCTTTTTGAATAGTGGCAAAAGTTCATCTCGGCATCATCTGCGGCAACGAAGCGGAAAACATCACCCGCTTCCTCAATAGCTTTCAGCCGCACGTTGATTCCGTCTCCGTAGTCCGCGCCTGCGGCAACCAGCCGCCCGACGCCACGCTGGACATCGCCAAAGAGCGCGGTTGCCTGACGGGCGAGTATGTGAACGCCGAGGCCGGCAAAGATTGGCCGCACGTGGACAGCTTCGCCGCTGCCCGCAACCAGAGCTTTGCCCTCGCACCCGAAGGCGCCGACTGGCTCATGTGGGCCGATTGCGACGACCTGCTGACCCCCACGGGCGCGGAAGTCCTGCGGATGATACGGGAGGGACACCCGATGGAGGGTGACGCCATTTTTTCGCCTTACATCACCAACGCCAGCGGCAGCTACGCACGGCGCATACGCCTGGTCAAAGCCGCTGCGTTCAAGCAGTGGATCAACGCCGTCCACGAGGACATCGAAACGCGCGAGGGCACGGAAAATTCATGGTGCGCGGAATTGCAGGTCATGCATATGCCGCAGACCAACAAGCGCGGCAGCGTCACCCGCAACCGCAATATCTTGGAAAGCATCCCGCCCGAAAAGCGCACGGGCCGCGAATGGTGGTTCCTGTTCCGCGAGTGCGAGATTCAGCAGGACATTCCGACCGCCATGCACGCCGCCGTCATCGCCACGGGCCGCGATGATTTGGGCGACGAAGAAAAGTATGTGGCCTACATGACCATTGGCCGCTGGCTCAAAGACGTGGACGAGGCCGAGCGCCCCTTGCTGGAAGCCGTGCGCCTGATGCCGCACCGCCGAGAAGGCTATGCCGAGCTTGCCAAGCTGCATCTGGCGCGCGGCAAAGCCACCAAGGCGCTGGCCTACGCGAACGCTATGGAGGCCCAGCCCATGCCCGACGAACCAAGCTGGACGCACGACGCCTCGCTCTACGGCTGGCGGGCGCATGATTTGAAGACCCTGGCCCTTGCCAAAGCCGGCCACACCAAGGGAGCAGAGCGTCTGCGGAAAGAATGGCTCAAACGGCTCAGGCCCCGCATTGCCGTGGGCCACCCGGCGGGCAGGGGAGCCAAGGACATCGAGGTCCGCGACCTGTGGTTGAGTCGTGCCGCGCACCCGGAACGAGTGGCCTACTATTTCGGCATCTGCGAGTCGGACAAGGAGGTGGTCGAGCAGTTGCAGCACTACCCGCACGGGCTGGCTGCCGCCGTTCCCGAAGGCCACAGCAGCGCCGTGGCCAACTACAACGCCGCCGCCCGCGCGGCCACCGCATCGGGCGCGCGCATCTTCATCATGGCGCAGTCGGACGTTTACCCGCCCCATGGATGGGACGAGCAGGTGATCCAAGCCATGAAGCCGCACATGGACAAGCCTACGGTCTTGCACGTTTCCGACGGCTTTCGTGGCCCGACGGACCCGCTGATGACCATCATGTGCTTTAACTGGCGCTGGTGGCTGGGGCGCGAGTGGTTGCTGTGCCCGGAATACGACGGCTATTGGTCGGACACCGAGTTTTCCTTCCGCGCCTACCGCGACGGGGTGGTGCAGGACGGGCGCCACATTAAGTTTTACCACGACCACCCGGCATTCACCGGCGCGGCCTCCGACGAGGTGTATATGCGCCAGCAAAACCCGGAAGCCAACGAGCGCGGCAAAGCCATCTTCTGCCGACGCAACCCCGACGCCGTAGCCAAAGGCTGGGCCAAACTTTGACAGAAGGCCCAAGGCAATGAATGCCGCGTCTCTGACCGAGTTTGCCAAGCTCGCCGCCAGCACCATCAAGACCAGTTTCGGCAGCACGGTCATTTTCGGCACCGCCTGGAACGGCGCCCCGCGCAGCTTCACCTGCGCCGTCTCGACGGGCACACCCGAACTTAACCTTGAGTCGGGCGGCTACCAGCAGCCGGTGGACTACGTGGTGCGCGTCAGCAAGACCGATATGCCTTGCGCGCCCGAAGCCAAAGACCCTGTGACGATTGACGGCAAAAACTACCGCGTGCTGTCGGTGCGGCAAAACTACTCGCCGCTCGCGCAGGAGTGGATCGTGGAGGTCGGCAACCCGTGAACCCTCTGGAAGTAGAAAAGGGCGTGGCAGCTTACCTGCGCGCGTTAAACACCCTTCCCGCAGGCACGCAGGTCCACGAGTCCGTGAGCGCCGAGGACTTGGACTTTGAAAAGCAGGCCGTCGTCGTCGAGGTGAGCGATAGCGAGCACCGGGGGCCAGGCGCGTTTTTGGTCAACCTCACCGTCAGTCTGCGCTCGCCGTCGATGGCCGTCAGCCTATCCGAGCACAGCACGCTTTTCGGCATCCTTGTCACCGCCATCGAGGCGCAAAGCGCCTTCCGCACCGCCTTTGATGCCGCCGCCACGGGCGTGGATTTTGCGGGCAGCTACATCACCGCCGTGCCGGGGCCGTCTTTTGAGGACCGCGCGTGGATCAATTCCATGCAAGTGGCCCTTGGCGTGGCCGTTTGACACCCCTGTGGAGCGTATGAGCGAAGCCGCGAAACCGCAGCCCAAGCCGCAAGCCGCGCCGAGTGGCCCGCGTGGCGCAATGGTTGAGGCCCGCCTCGCCAAGAAAGCCAAGAAATAGCCATGCCCTCCATCGGAATCACCAGCACCGACATTGCCGAGCCGTCCAACTCCACAACCGAGGAGTTCACGACCGACACTTCCCTTGAAGTCGCCACCATCCGCGACAAGACGGGCGTGACCAAGCACGTGCAAAAGCTCGGTTATTCCACGACCAACTTTACCCGGCGCGGACGCGGGGCAGGCGACTTGAGCGGCGTGGCCGCTGGAGCCATCAGCGAAGGCACCGCCAAAATCATTTCCGTTTCCAACACGCAAACAGCGGACGATTTCCCCTCCTACGAAATCAGCGCCGTGCAGAAAGACGACCTCCCTTAACCTATGGCCTCTCAAGTCGCAGACATCGGCGTGACCGCTTACAGCGAAAACCTCACGCAATCCGTCCAGATCACCAAGTCTCTGGAGGAGCTTCACATTTCCGAAAAGGACGGCAGTTATGGCCAAGGTAAAGCCTTTGACCCGACCTTTGAAATCGTGGTCAACGGGCGCGGAGACTTCCCGACGCTCGACGTGGGCGGCGCGGCCACCATCACGGGAGTCACCGGCGGGGCCAGCGTGGTCACGAGCCTGTCGATCACCGAGCGCAACGAGGACTATCCCGACTGGACGTTCACTCAGCGCAATTGGCCGGGCGCGACCTTATCGTAATACCGGCTGATGCAGGTCCGAGTGGTCAAATCGAGGGACGATCAGCCTCTCTCTTCCTTGGAAGGCGCGTCTTGTGTTGCCGCGCTGACGGCGGGCTACCGCCTCATTGACGGCAAGCAGATCAAGAATTTCGAGGATTACGTCGAAGACACCGGCACAGGCGAACTGATCCGCGAAACCGTGTGGGTCTTCGATGACACCGTGACGGCCGACTTTGGCGACGAGCGCTTGCCGCTGGAGGCGTTCCTTGCCAAGTTCCGCGACTTGGAGTGGTGCCAAGCCAACCCGTCACACCCGATTGCCTACCTGCGCCACCAGCACGAAAACCTGTCCAAGTTCCGCGACCACTTCCGCAAGCATCGTCCGATGATCCTGCTCCGCAAGGGCAAGCGCACGCTGAAGATCCGCCCGGATTTGACTCCTGAAGACAAAGCAAAATGGCTCAAACTACTTTGACCGAAGAGGCGTTCCTTGAACCAAGTCTCAAGGAGATTGGAGACTTCAAGCTGCGGCCCTTCACGCTCGGCAGCGTCACGCTGTGCAAGAAGCTCGGTCTGTCGCAGTTCACGGGCGAGAAGTCCGACGAGCCGATGGATCAGGTCGAGCAACTGCGCCAGGTCGCGGGCTTCCTGTTTATCCACTGCGAACCCGTCGAAAAAGTCCTGCGCGCCGTCCGCGACAAGCAGCACTTGGAGGACGAGTTGCTGCGCTACCAGTTGCAAATCCCGCTCTCCATCGTGCCGCAGGTCATGGAGGAGATTCAGCGCGTGGGCGACATGACCGGCGCGGCCTCCGTGGAGATCGTCGAAAAGCCCGCTGCGCCGGGCGCATCCCAAGCCGCACCGCCGGGAAACTGACCGAGCCAACGTGGATTGCGACCTTCGCGTTCACGTTGGCGCGAGAAACCGGATGGTCTGAACATTACATCATCTGGGAACTGCCGCTCGCCCGACTCCTGCAATACCAGCACTGCGCCCTGCGGGCCAATGACGTGTGGACCGTCCCGCCGGGCCCTCCGACAGGGGAGACGGTGGACGCCTTTGAGCGGATGGCGGCTTTGACAGAGATGTTTTCAGCAGAATGAAAGCGCGCTTTGAAGTCGATTCGACCAAGCTGATGGAGGCTTTCCGCAAGTTTCAATCAGCCAGCAAGCGCAACGCCACGGTCAACTTGAAGCAACAGGCCAAGTTGCTGGTGGTTGATCTCGTCAAAGTCACGCCACCGAACAAGAATTTTAAATACAACAAGAAGGGCGGCGAAACCGCCGCGCGCAACGACTTGGCAAAACTCTTCCGCGCCAGCAAGTCGGCCAGCGCCGAGCGCAATTTAGAGCGCATCCACAAAGCCGCCCGCAATCGCCGGGGCCGTGTTCCACGTGGAGTCGTGCAAGTGCGCGCGGCTGGCCTCGCAGCCTATCGCAAGACTGTCTTGGCCCGTGTGGGCCGCATGGCCGCAGGCTGGAAAAACGCTGCCAACACGCTCGGCGCGAAGCTGCCCGTCTGGATCACCCGCCACAGCCTCCCCGGCTTTGGCAAGATCAAGGCCACGGGCTCCGGCATCGAGGTCGAGCTTGCCAACCAATCCGTCTATTCCGGCCAGAAAGGCTGGGTCGAGCGCGGCGTGAAAGCCGCCATGAAACGCCGCTACTGGCAGATGATCAAGCGTGTGAACTACGCGCAAAGCCAATCGGCCAAACAAGCAGGCTTCGCCACCACATAGTATGGCAACCGTAACGACAAAAATGCGGCTCGACACCACGGGCTTTAACCGTGGTCTGAAGTCTGCCGAGTCGTCCATGTCGAAGTTCAAAGCGGTTGCCGGGCGTGCCGCTTTGGCAGGAGTGGCCGCAGGCTTTGCCGCTGCCACCGCAGCAGCCGCCGGGTTGGCCGCTGGGGTCAAAAACGTCTTGGACATCGGCGGGGCGCTTTCCGACCTGTCTACCCGCACGGGCATTGCCGCAGGCGAGCTGCGCGTGTTGCAGGAAGCCTTCAAGCAAAACGGTCTTTCCGCCGAACAGGTCGGCCCGGCGGTCAACAAGCTCCAGCGCGCTATGGTGGAGGCAGGGCAGGGGCTCCAGACCTACAAGCGAGCGTTTGACCAGCTTGGCGTCTCTCTCGATGACCTGCGCGGCATGACCGCCGCCGAGCAATTCCAGACCATCGGCGCGGCCATCAATGCCTTGCCCGACCCCGCCGCCCGCGCAGCCACGGCCATGCAGATCTTTGGGCGCAGCGGCGGCGAACTGCTTACGCTGTTTGCCAACGCTGGCGCGCTATCCGAAGCGGCCACCACCATTGGCACGCAGGCCGACCTTCTCACCAAAAACGCCAACATGTTCGACCGGGCGTCCGACATCCTCAACTCGGTCGGGGCCAAGCTGGAGGGATTCTTTGTCGGCGTGGCCGATCAAATCGTGCCTGCCATCATGCCGCTTTTGGAAGCAGCCAACGGATTGGACTTTGCCAGCATCGGGCAGGACTTGGGGCAGGCCATCGCCTTTGCCCTGACGGCCATCACCAGCGGCCAGATCGGCAACCTGCTTTCGGCGCAACTGCGCCTTTCAGGCGCTCAGTTTATCAACCTGCTCACCAGCGGACTTGTCGGCATCACGGCGTTTCTGGCGCAGCGCATGGTCGATATTCCGACTGACTTTGCCACCATCCTCGGCGTTGTGACCAAGCCAGAGTTTTGGCAGGGCGTTGGCAACGGGCTCCTCGGAGCCGCGCAGAAGTTTGCCGCCATCATCAACCGTGCTGCCGCCGCCTTGCTGGAGGCCGTCTCAAAAGTTCCGGGCCTTAGCGCCGTAGGCGGAATGGCTGCGACATTCCGTGGCACCGCCGACCGGCTCGACGCCTCGGCCAACCAAAACCTCGGAGAAGCAGGCGACCTGTTAAGCGGCCCGCTGGCCGAAGTCAGCGCCCGCCTTTCGGCATCTTTCGATAACGCTATCAACGCCGCCGCCATTGCCATGGAGGCCGCAGGCGAAACTATCGACACCTCCGAGCTGGAAGCCGCCCGCGACGGCATCGTTAACACAATCAGCGAGCAGATGAAGGCCAACGAGGAAGCTGCCCGCGCCCGTTTCGAAGCCACCAAGACCGCCACGCCGCTTTTCGACGGCGAAGGCATGGCCGGGGCAGGCCGCAGCAACACCGGCATCATCGCGCAATCGCTCCAGAAAGTTGGCGGCGGCGCGGCCTTTGCCCGCTTCTCCGACGCGGCCAACCCCGCCGCCCAAGCCGTCCGCGAGCAGCAAAAGACCAACGGATTCCTCGCCCGCATCGAACAAAAACTTACGCCTCAATCTATGGCCCTCATGCCCGCTTAACCTATGGCCTCATTTCAAACAGCCGGATACCGCAGCACGATCACCCCCGAAGGGCGCCGGATCGTGCAAATCCCCGTCAGCGTCACCGACGACAACGCGGCCAGCGTTCCGTCCGCTCCGAGCGGGATGCGCCTTGTCTCCAGTGAATACACCATCCGCCCCGACGGTGGGCGCGACTACGTGTTCACTTACGAATCGGCAGGCACCGCGCCGGGGGACGCTCAGATTCAAGTCAACGGCCAAGCCGCGCAGGAACCCATCGAGACGCACCCGGCATTCAACGGCCAGCAAGGCGGCGGCACCGTGTCGGATGCCGACCTTGCCGCCATCAAAGCCTCGCTTAGTGACGGCTCCACGCCTCAATTCACGGGCACCGGGGCCGCGCTGACCGCCGCGCAAAACCTTTACAGGCTCATGCTAAAAGGCGTGACGCACTTTTTTACGCCAAGTGGCATTACCTACTCCGAGACATTCGACGAAACCGTAAAGCCCAACCTTACCGAGCTTTGCACCGTGGACCGCCCGCCGCCCGACGCGCCTTCTTTGCGCCAAGGGGCAAACTGGCTGATGATCGGCATCCGCGCGCAAAAACTCTACCAGCCCGAAAGCGGCAACAGCTTTTGGCGCGTCACCCGCGAATGGCTGGCCAGCGGCCCGCGCGGCTGGAACGCCGATTTCGACATCTACAAGTAGGCCATGCGAAGCGGCATCCGCGAATTTCAGCCCCGCCAGCCGCTTGATCGCCAATTAAGCGCGGGCACGCTTAACGCCATCCTGCGGGAATTGGAAAGCCTGCGGATCACCCGCGTGGTCAACGGCACCTTCCGCAAGCTGCCGGGCGGAACAGAAATCACCGTGGCCCCACAGCGCGGCAGCAGCAGCACCCCCGAAACAACGCACCCCTTTCAAATCACCAGTGCGCCTGATCCCGAAAGCAACCCTGAGTCACCTTCCTACTTGGCCACCGTGCGCCCCGGGACCATTAACCAGATCATTGCAGACAACCATTTCGATGGCGGCGAGTTGAGGGAGTTTTCTGTCTCTTCAGACGCATTGAACTACGTTGTGCTGACGGCCACGACCAACGGAAAAGAAATCACCTCGGCAACACTGTCAGTTGAAAATGCCGCCCCCGCAGCGCAAACAGCAACGGTGTTTTCGTTGCCGACAGAGGTCAAATATACGCTGGGCATCATTTACAATTCCGCCGTCTTCCAGATAGCAAAAACCAACATTGTTCTAACGGGCAAAATTGTCGTCAGTGAATCTCGGACGGTGAGCAATCCGGGAGAGCTTCCGTTCAACAGCTACTACATCTGGGCATGATTTCATGGACCGAAACAGCACCGTTTGCCGAGGCCTCCCAAAGTTACAGCTTTTCTGAGTCTTACTCGTCGGAATACACCACTTGGCTTTTCGGAGGAACCGAGCCCTACCAAGATGAAACTTGGTCTGGTTCTGGTGGCGCGACTATTTCCTCTGGAATCGACGGCGCTGGAGAAAGCACTTACAGCAAGGTCGAATCTGCTTGCAGCTATGTTGCTCAAATTCTGCGAAACCAAACCCTGACAGGAATTGTTGCAACGAGTCGCGAAACCCAGCGCACCGAACGGCGGACCAGCAATGTAGACTTTGGCTCTACCACAGAAGTTGTCGGAAGCATACTGGGGTCAACAAGCAACAACTGGAATTTCAGAACGCAGTTTGGTGAGCAAACATTTTTCCAAGGCGTCACAGACTTGGCGGCAAATATTATTTCTACGTTCACGCCGACAACTTTGACCTGCCAGACAACCACCGTTACGACCGTTGGCAATGTTCTAAAAACAACAACCCAAACCGACGCGGCAAGAAGCACGACAGGAACAACAGTCTCTTCGACCACTTCTCAAAAAGGCTCGGCATTTCAAACCCTGACCGGGACGTTCCCAAGAACAACGACAGCAACGCGCACCAAGCTCAGTGTTTACGCGGACTCGGCATCTACAACCCGGACAACATCCACCACCTACAACGGGGGGCGAACCGGGGTGTTGTTCGGCCAGTCGGTTACGCTGAGCGTTCCTCACAAGAAAATCACCAAATACTTGCTGACAAGGAACGAAGATGTCTGGCAATTTACGACGACATCGGCGGGCTTGGCCAACCTTTCGCAGGTTGCTTCCAAGCTACCAACATCGGGAAGCGTTCAAGAGAAAACCGAATTGGCCTCAGTGTTTGCCACAACACTGCCGTGGGAAATTGTCACTATCGACGGCGGTGAATACCTAACGCAACAAGCCGCAAGTTGGGATCAGGTTACCTTTACGTCAACCTACTCCTTGTGGAAGACGGAAACATCAACGCTTACTTCTTGGGCGCTGGCCAGCAATGCCGCTTTTGGGAATCGGTTGGGTCTGCCCGCGACCTCTTTCACATATACGCAGACCTACCAGCGCCAGACGACATCAACCAGTGAAGCGGTCTCATCTTCGTTTGTCAGCGGGCTGTCTCAAAGCTCGTTTGCCACAACCACCCAAAGCATTGGCGCTTTTAGCCGCGGGCAAAGTTATTCGACGGAATACCCAACCACGACCACCGTCAGCGCCGATGTCCCGGTGGCCATCGTCGGCTCGTCATCTTATTCCGGCTTTGGCGGATTTACACAATTAACAATTACCAACGGGGTCACGACCACCACCATCGGAGCCGATGTTAGCACCGAAATAAATTCAACCTATGTATCCACCGAAGCCCGCGCTTCAAATGTGATAAAGACGCAACTGTTTTACCAACTCACGGGCGGCCAGGTGTCGGTCAACGAAACGTCATTTGCCGACGGGTGGGCTGCGCCGAACGCGCCAAGCGATGTTGCCTTTCTTGTGAGCGCGGCGGGGGTCAGCTTCCCCTTGAATGCCATCTTTTCGTGGCAGAAGCCTGCCGATTTGCTCAGTGCGCGACCGAGGATAAACGTCCCGACACTGACCTCCAGTTCCAGATCCGATCAGAACGGCAGCACAACTTTTTCAGTGTGGGGCGGCGGAGTCACCACCCGCAGCCAAGGATCGGCGTCGGACGCGCAGGCTGTCAGTTCTTCGGGCGCATGGGTAACAGTGGGCCAAGCCGCAACCTCTCAAAACCCGTTTGCTTTTGATCCTTTGGCTCCGACGCAAACAGTGGTCGAAGGGGCAAATACGCTTTCGAGATACGGCGGCATACCGGCAGAGGGGTCCGAGGTGTCGGCCATCCTGCCGCCGGGGCGCTACTGGACAGCAACGGGATCGTCTACGGGGACCACCAATGTAACAACAACGACGGCTGTTGGCGGCACCGGCCAAACTGCGGCAATGTTTCTTCCTCAGATTGCCCATAGCGAACTTGCCACAGGATCACCCATGGCGGCCAGATATTCCGTCGTTCCCGCAGCGCCGTATCCCTCGGCTTCGTTTTTTGAGTCGTGGAACGGAAGCGCACTCGGCCTTTGACACCCGCCGCGCTGCCGAGTGCTGGCCATAGCGACATACGCGACCAAGAGCTATTTCTTTTGCTGGCCGCAATTTCTGCGCCGGATCGCCGCTGCAGCCGGGCACCATGCCGAGGCGCATTTCATTCTGGCGACTGACCAGAGCAAGGAGGCCAAGGACGCCATCGAGGCGGCGCGGCACGAGCTTCCCGAGGGGTGGCGCATCCAAGCCGTGCAACTGCCGCTGGAGGACGGCGGGGCCGAGGGCAAGGACTACCAAGTGGAGGCCCAAATGCGGATTGCCGCGTTGCAAGGGGCCGCGTTTGCCGCCGCCCGCAAGATCCGCGCGACGGCCCTGTGGAGCGTGGAAGCCGACAACCTTGTCCCGGCTGACGCGCTGCGGGTGGCTGAGTGGGCACTGCAAATGCCGCAGGCGGACGGGTCGCCGTATTACGAGGTCGCCGCCGTGACTTATCCGAATGGTCTTTTTCTCGGCGGCAACGGGACGCCCCAAAACCCCATCGCCGAGGACTTCACCGAAAAGGAGCGCAAGCTACCGCCGCGCCTCGTCCGCGCCTTGGAAGCCTGCCGCGAGCGGCTGAAGGCCGAGCCGACCAGCGAGCGCGAAGGCAAGCGCCTTGGCCGATTGCATGAGCGGGTGAAGAAGTGCCCGCCGGATGGCAACATTTGGGAAATTACTGCCAAGCACGGATGGCGGCGGCGCGGATGGATGGACTTCGCGTATCCCGGTATTGGTCGCGGGGCCATCGTCCCGTCCGATTGGTGCGGCCTCGGCTGCACGCTGCTCTCGGCCAAGGCGTTGGCGCTGGCTGAGTTTAGTGGCTACGACGGACGCGGCACGCAAGACCTGTTCCTGTGCTGGCACCGCTGGCACCCGGCAGGGCTGCGGATCGCCTGCATTCCGCACACGGCGGCGGACCACGTGAAGCGCAAGGGCAAGGACGCACCCGCCGATGCGCCCGACATCATCCATTATCGAGCCTACCACGAAACCGAGGGCGAATACCGGGGCCACCTCCGCGTCCGGCAACAACCTTGGATGCCATGTTAGCCACCCTCCGCCCACTGACCGCGCACCTCGACGAGCGCGGACGCCTGACCGAGATCTTCCGCGCCTCGGATGACGCGCATGGCTTTGGCCAGTGCTATATCACCACCTGCGCGGCGGGGGTGGTCAAAGCCTGGCACCGCCACCGGCTGCAAGTGGATCGGTGGTATTGCGTAGCAGGGGCGGCCAAAGTGGGCATCTGGGACGCCGAGGCAATGCGCGGGCAGACGGTGATCCTTTCTGCCGACACGCCGCAGCTTCTCACCATCCCGGCAGGCTTGTTCCACGGCTTCACGCCATGTCACGGCCACCGGGAGGCGGCGATTCTTAACATCCCGTCCCGCGAATACGATGCGGCCAACCCCGACGAGGAGCGTCGGGGGCCATGGGCCTTCCCGTTTCGGTGGGATGCAGAGAGCCGCTGACACTTTGACACAGGGGCGAGGGCAAGGCCATGCGCGTCTATATCAACCTCGACACCAACGAGCCCGTCGTCTCGCCTGTTTTAACGCAGCGGGTCAACACGTTCTTTTTTGTCCGCCGCGATGTGGTGCCGGTAGAAGTGCAGTTTGTCCGCAACGGGGCCGTTGTGGAGCTTGGCGCGGGTGCCACCGGGGCCATCGGCCTGAAAAAAACCTACACAGGCAGCTTTCTCGCCAACGATTCGGGCTGGACGAAAAGCGGTAGCGGCACCAGCACGATCTATCAGTTCGACCTTAACCTTAACACCACCGAACTGGACGCGGAGTTTAACCCGGACGCCTCGACGGATTCGGTCACGTGCAAGCTCGAAGTGTCTTGGTCGGTCAGCGGCACCACCTCAAGCATCCTGCCAACCAGCAGCATCATTTACAACGATGTGATTCGCGGCACCGAGGGCAGTCCCAATTTCGCAACCGTCATGTCGCAGTTCGACATCAAATCACCCGACAACTCCACCTGGCGCGTCACCATCGACAACGACGGCATCCTCTCCGCCGCCAAGCAACCCTAAGCCCATGAAACACCTCTCCGCCCTCCTGCTC